AATCAGTGCTGTACATGATAACTAACGCCAACCCACCGAGCGGAGCGGCAGCGGGCAGCATAGCAATCACACTCCATCCCACCGCCTATGCCCGTCTGAAAGACGATGCGGACATAGTGGCGGCGTTGGAGGCAAAAGGGGGAATTGTAACATTAGTATCAGCATAAAAAACAAGAATTATGATTACAAAAGAAAACAACGAGATTTTCAGCACAGAAGGAAAGTACGTGCATATCATAGGAACAGACAACTATTTCAAACACGGACTTGCTATTGGGCTGTCAGTAGAGCAGTGTGAGGAAGTGGACGAGATACCGCAAACCATATCAGAAAATAATCTTACCTACGAAAACCGGGTCAATGACCTCATAAGAAGTAGGTACATGTTGAGTGAGGAGCTTGCAATTCTTCGGCAGAAAGACGAAAAGCCCGACGAGTATAGGGCGTATTTCGCTTTCTGCGAAGAATGCAAGTCTAAAGCCAAGCTCGAATTGGAACAAAATAAGGAAATCTAATTGGTTTGTGTGAATTGTATAATATACCGAAATCTAAAAAAATCGGGGGAAATCACGGGTAAATTTCCCCTATCAAAATAAAAAATAAAATGATTAATAAATTGAATTTGGAACAATGGCGTATTATCGTCATTTCCACGGTTAGCCCGGTATTGGGGTATCTAACCCCCACAAAGGGTTTTGTCTATGCTTTGGTGGTGATGTTTGCGTTCAACATTTGGGCGGGAATGAGGGCTGACGGCGTGGCAATTGCGCGATGCAAAAACTTTTCGTTTCGTAAGTTTAAAAACGCATTGTGCGAATTGCTTTTGTATCTGTTTATTGTGGAGGCGATTTTTGTAATCATGAAGAATTGCGGCGACGACCAAGCGGCAATTGTCGTTGTCAAAACGCTAACGTATGTTTTTATGTATGTGTATTTACAAAATGCGTTCCGCAATCTGATTGTTGCCTACCCCAAGGAATTGGCGTTACGTATTATATACCATGTTATAAGATTGGAATTTGCAAGGGCTTTGCCGTCGCATTTGCAACCGATAATCGAAAGGTTAGAAAAAGAATTTGGGGACGACCCGGACAAAATTAAAAACGATAAAAAGAAAGGAGAAAAATAAAATGAGTAAAGTTATAATTCTTGACAACGGACACGGAAAAGAAACAGCCGGGAAGCGTTCTCCGGTTTGGGGCGACGGTTCCCAGTTGTTTGAGTGGGAATTTAACCGTGACATTGTACGCCGCATTGCGGCGATGTTAAAAGCCGATGGCGTAAAGTTTGAAATTTTGGTGCCGGAGCAAACCGACATATCATTGACGGAACGCTGCCGCCGTGCAAACGTTATCCATGCAGGTTGTGGCAACAATGCCGTTTTGTTCAGCGTCCACGGGAACGCCGGGGGCGGCACTGGGTGGGAATGCTATACCAGCGCAGGGCAAACAAAAGCGGATGCAATAGCAACCGTACTTTGTAAAGAGGCGGAAAAAGAGTTTGCCCCGGATGGTTGGAAAATGCGCTTTGACCATACCGACGGCGACCCGGACAAAGAAAGCCAATTCTACATTCTACGCCATACAGCTTGCCCAGCGGTATTGTCCGAAAACTTTTTTATGGATACCGAAAAAGATTGCCGTTTGATGCTATCGGATGCAGGGCGTGAGCGTATCGCAAAAATTCATTATTTAGCCATTAAAGAGATTTTGAAATGACAAAGCAGGAACAAAAACAATACTTGCAAACGTTCTTTGCAAGTCAAGGAACCCAAGCCGGATTAAATATAACGCCATTGCTGGAGGCGATAATAAACGGTAATGATGATATTTTCGTTGTTACGGTTGAGGATAACACCGAAAACACAAAGAAAGTAATCAACCCGCAGCGAGATATAGACAATTTCATTGCGGCGGCAAATGCAGACCCGTTGCACAACACGCCAAAAGTTTTCATTGATGGGGTTGTTTTGGCATTTACTCAAATTGAGTTGTCAGAGGACGAAATAAACGGATTGATTTTTGTTGATGGCGGCAAGTACCTATTGACGTTAAGCACGACAGAGGGAAACAGCCATTTAGTTTATACAGCCGACCAGCCATGAGGAAGTATATAATAATAGCGGCAATTGCTTTGGCGGTTGCCGCCGTTGTCACTATATGTGTGCAACGTTCCCGGATTGATACGTTGACCGGGGAAAGGGACAAATACAGAACCAACACGGAAACGCTATTGCAAGACGTTACCCAGTACCAAACGAAAGATAGTTTAAACGCCGCCAAAGTTGGGGTTTTGGAGCTGAAATTGTCAGAGTTTGAAAAATACCGAACCAGCGATGCGGAGTTGATAAAGACTTTGCAGACAAAGAACCGGGATTTGCGACGAATAACGACAACCCAATTGGAAACGATTAATGAGTTACGAGGAACCGTCCGGGATAGTATCGTATATTTGCCCGGCGACACGGTTACAACTGTTTTGCGTTGTGTTGACATTGTAGAACCGTGGTTTGAGTTACACGGATGCGCTAAGCCGGACGGACAATTTACAGGGACGCATATAAACCGGGATAGTCTGTTGATTGTCGAAACTGTACAATACAAACGTTGGTTGGGTTTTTTATGGAAAACCAAGAAAATAAAGAACCGGGAAATTGATGTTGTCAGTAAGAACCCGGCGACGCATATATTGGGCGTTGAGTTCGTAACCATCGAAAAGTAACTTTTATTGTTCAGAATAACGAGAAACGGGGGATTGTAACCAAGCGTTGCAACCCCGTTTTTGTTTTTGCCCGTTTTTAGCCCCGTGTTTGCATTATTTTTTTTAAATGGATAAAGTATATACCACGGCAAAGAAAGTCCGTTAAAACGAAAATTAGGCAAAAATAACTATCTTTTGAACCAAAAGAAATATTTTTATGTGTTTTGCTCAAAATAAAAAGAATTTTTTTTGGTAATTAAAAATAAAGGTTGTATATTTGCATTGTCAAACAACAACGACGGGGCGTTTTCCTCGAACATAAAAGAAAATGAAAATGACAACAACAATTTACAACGGTTTGGGATATTCAACAAAATCAATCAATCGCAATTTCCGTATCAAGGTTAATGGAATAGTCGAGGGAAACAAGATTAATAAGTTGGTCGGCGTAAAAGGATTGATTGAATTGATTGGCGTTGAGATGGCAAACAAGATGTTGCGCCGTGCGTTCAATGGAAAGGACGACAAAACCGTATGCAAATTGCATCGTGGTATCAAAATTTCATTCTACAATAAATAATATCCGACCGGGAGGGTTCCCGGAATAAATTCAAATGATCATGGAAACAAAAACATATTTTTTAGAGTTGGTAAAACAATTTGGAGAATTTAATAATTGGAAAGGTTATATAGATTTGTATTTTACTGTAAAAGATATGCGAAAACTTAAAAAGTTAGGAGTAACAAAAAATAATACAATAAAAGAAGCATACCAAATATTGAGCAAATAACCGACGAGGCGTTTCTATTTCAAATTGGGTAAATTGTCCGGCATTAAAAAACAACCCCGGAACATGGAATATATGTTGCTGGGGTTGTTTACGCAGAACCGAGAGCGATTTTTTGGTTTGCGGTATACAAAAATATGATGTTTCCATGAAATTGCAAAATCAGACAAAAAAATAAATACAAAATAAAAGTATTTGTTTTTGGTGATTAAAAAAATATTTGTATCTTTGCAATAAACTTAAAGCCCACGCACGGGGATAGTGCGAAATATTATGATAGTAAGACAACAAAGCAATGAATTATCAATTGTAAAGATTAACCATTAAAAATAAAGATATGAAATTAAGAGTGAATGAAGCAATTGCCCGTTCAGAGGCAAACGGAAAAAAGGTATTGAAAAAGGATATTGCAGCCCGTCTTTTTGAGGGTGCGAGCGAAAGCGCACAGCAAGTCAACATGACGAATCTATGTAATGGAACGACCAAAAGAATCGTTCCGGAATGGGTTGTGATACTTTGTGAAATGCTGGATTGTACAGCGGATTATTTATTTGGCATGGAGGACGGCAATAATGAAAAATAAGTTTATGAAATGGTTGGAATCCGTAACTGAAACTATATTTTCTGATTTGTTCCAAGCGAAAATTCTAATCTGTACATTTGGAGCATTTGGGTCGTGTTTTTTGATTGGCGCATTGTGGAACCCATGGCAATTGCTATTTGCGGCACTATGCGCTGTAATGGTAGTATGTGGAATTTTGGAATATAAAAAATACAAGTAATGAGAACCAAGAGCGATAAACCGGGCAACCCGGTAAAAGAGGTTGCGGGAACCGTCGGCAATGTTGCCTCGGATATGTTCTCGGAGGTTAACGAGGGACACCAAACGATTATTCCCTCACTTGTTGAGGTTCAACCGGAACAACCAACCGGAGTGTTTGAGATGGCACCAGGTATGACGGTAGAGGAAATGACAGCAATGTTTTTTGATGGAGCGTTGATTGAGCCGCCTTATAAAGTTTGGCAGCTAAACAGCAAAGGACACCGCTACTATTACAAATTTGACGACAACGGAACGCCTAAATTTTATCCGTCGGTTACAACCATTTTGTCGCAGACCATGCCACAATCGCCGTTTCTGATAAAATGGATTGCCGACAAGGGGATTGACGAGGCGGAGCGATACAAGGCAGAACGGGCGGCGTATGGTACATTCATGCACGCCCAGTTTGAAGAACTTATAATTAACCGGGTTTATGATTTGGACGACTTGAAAGTCAAATTGAAAGAATATATTGATAACAACAAATTACCAGCCGATTTCATTTATTATGCGGACGATTTGAAAAAAGATGTTTTGGCGTTCGCTCAATTCGTACTGGACTACGACGTGAAGCCGTTGGCTGTTGAAATAGCATTGGTAAACCCAGTTTATAATTACGCCGGAATGATTGATTTGCCGTGTACGATGTTGACAAAGCCCGGTTCCGAAGATTACATAAACGCAATTGTGGATTTCAAAAGCGGACGGAAAGGTTTCCATGAAGAAGCGGAAATACAATTGCATTTGTATAAAATGATGTGGAATGAAAATTTCCCCGACGTGCCGATTGAACGTGTGTTTAACTTTTCGCCGAAAGATTGGAGAAAGAAACCAACGTACAATTTGAAAGACCAAACGGACAGCCCAAACGCACAGAAAATCCCGTATCTGTTGGAATTGGCAGCAATTGAGGATGCTAAGAGGGACAATACGTTCACAGCCGTTTCCGGGGTTATATGTTTGGATGAAAAAACAGACTTGAACGACAATGTTACGTCGTTGACTTTGGCGGAACTTATAAAGAGTAAAGCCCCAGCAGAAAAGAAAAAGCCGGAACCCGAAAAAGCCGTTGCCGTTGAGGATTTGAAACCGAAACCGGAGCAAAGCCAAAAACCAACGCCGGAGCCAGTGAAAGCTAAGACAATAAAGAGAACCACACGAAAAAAAGGAAATGAGGCGGAAAACAAGCCCGTCAAGGCAACAAAAACGGTAAAACGTACAATTGTGCCAAAAGAGAAAAAAACGTCTGAAAACGCCTTAAAACAGCCGAAAAACGTGGGCGGTTCAGAAAAAAACGTTGTTAAGGCAGAAAAAACGGAGTTGTTAAACGATGAAATGGAAATTTGAGTATGAAAGGACGTATAAACAGACCAACCCCCGGCGTTAAACGTGTCGTGTTGCCTCGTGTGGGGTTTGTTAAAGTGGGATTAAAAGAGGTCGGAAAGAATGGAAAAGAATATCCGAAAAGTGTTGATTACTTTATTCCAACTGGGAAATATGCCGGATTGTTTACACAAGCATACGGAGAAAAGCCGCAAACAATACAGATTGTATTCCCGGACGATGACCCGGAAAAAGTATGCAATGAAATGTATGAATATAGGGATGACGACGGACGACGCATTGCATACGGCGATGGGGAAACGTTCTTTGTGTGGAATGGAAAACAGTATTGCCAGTACAGCACAAAGGATTATCCCAATTTAATGGCAGGCGTTGCAGAAAAGCACCCGAACCGTTCTGTTTTGAAAGGTGGCGACGGTTGGATTGTCACGTTGACCGTAACGTTTATTATTCCTTTGGTTCGTGGGGTCGCCGGGGTTTGGCAGTTCATAACAAAGGGTACGGCGTCAACAATTCCCAATATACGTGACACGTTCGATGCCATGTTGCAGGAACGGGGATTTGTCAAGGGAATAGTTTGGGACATGAACGTACAATTTGCCGTTTCCCAAAAACCCGGAATCCGTTCTCGTTATCCGGTCGTTTCCATCGTCCCAAACGAAAGCGAGGGGAATTTGCGTAAAGTAACAGAAGCATTTAAGCCCATTAAGTTGTTGGAATGAAATAAAACCGCTATATTTGCGGTATGAAAATAAAATCAGTAGTCCGCTACCTACTGAACAATATATTGCTAATTTTAGCATGCCCCGGGTTTGATGCGTAGCGGCTCAAATTGTGGGGCTTTTCTTTTTTTATTTATGAAATACAATGAGTATTTACAAAAAGGGTACGCAAAGTTATGTTTCAACATTGTACCAAGACAATTGCACGTTTATTGGTTGTGCAATGATGTTTCAAATGAAATTATAAGGATAGGAATAACAAAGAACCCGTATTTGATAGCGGCAAAAATACCCGATAAAATGCATTTAATTCTTTTCCAAGTTGACGACAAAGAAAAAGCCGAAATATTGGCTAATAGCATGATTTCGGATATTAGCCCAGCCGGGCAAAGATTGTTCAATGTATATACATTTGGGCAAGCAATTTACCGATTACGTGAGGTTTGCAACAATTATGATTTAGAAAGTATTATACAATCATATAATGATGCAAACGAGGTGGCTCAAAAACTATTTTCATATCAAGGGAGACAATGGATAAGTAAAAATGTTATTGATGATTATATTTCAATGATTAACTATCTAAACAATAGAGAAAATGAAAGAAAATAATTACATAACAATTCCCGGATTTTTACGTACACGGTTAGATTTGAAAGGTAGTGAGTTGATAATAACCGCACTTATCTATGGATATTCTCAGGACGGCAATTCATGGTTCATGGGAAAAACTGAATATATTGCAGAATGGGCGGGAATTACTGATAAAAACGTTTTGCGCAGCCTTAAAAGTCTGACAGAAAAAGGAATATTGGAAAAAAAAGAAATATTTGTCAATAACAGGGCGAAACGGTGTTATTATAGATTCAACTTTGAATGTTCAGAGTTACAAAACAGCACCGTAGCCGGGTGTCAAAACAGCACCGTAGCCGGGTGTCAAAACAGCACCGTAGCCGGGTGTCAAAACAGCACCGTAGCCGGGTGTCAAAACAGCACCGTAAATAATAATATAGATAATAATATAGATAATGATAATATAAAACCCGAAAACGAATTTTCGGGACTTTTACCGGAAAATGAAAAATCGGGAAATGCGCAAAAATTAAGAGGAACAACAGAACCTCATAAATGTTTGTTTGCAAACAGTAGATTTTCAAAGTTTGAAGATTTTGAAAAATGCTTTGACAAACCGGAATTTGAACAAATAGATATTTTATACTATTATCATTCCGTCGCCGATTGGAGCGCAAGCAAAGGCAGGATGCAAAAAGATTGGATTGCACAAACGAGAAATTTTATACGTGGGGACAAAGAAAAAGGAAAATTGCATTTGAAACCGCAATACCAGCAAGGGAAAAAGAGTGTTGATATAAACGGTGCAATGGAATTTCTTAACAATAATTATTAAGTAATTTATTATGAACAAAGTCGAATTATTCAATGACCATTTTCAAAATTTCAAGGTATATGGTATCCCTAAGGCGCAATTGATTATAGCCGACCCTCCATATAACCTTGGAAAGAAAGCATACGCTAGCAATCCATCGTGGTATGTTGACGGGGACAACAAGAATGGGGAATCGGACAAAGCCGGAAAGGAGTTTTTCGATACCGACAAGGATTTTCGCCCGGCTGAATTTATGCACTTTTGTTCGCAAATGCTTGTGAAAGAACCCAAGGAATCCGGGAAAGCACCTTGCATGATTGTGTTTTGTGAGTTTGAGCAACAATTCAAATACATCGAACTTGGCAAGCAATACGGATTCAACCATTACATCAACCTTGTGTTTCGCAAGAACTTTTCCGCACAGGTATTGAAAGCCAATATGCGAATCGTTGGAAATTGCGAATATGGCGTATTGCTTTATCGTGACAAGTTGCCGAAGTTCAACAATGATGCCGTTGGCGGTGGGATGGTGTTTAACTGTATTGATTGGGTACGTGACACAGAAACGCCAAAGGTACATCCGACACAAAAACCCGTGCCATTGTTGCAATACCTAATCCGTATATTCACAGACCCCGGCGATGTTGTCATTGACCCATGCGCCGGAAGTGGTTCAACGCTTTATGCTGCAAAGACGTTAGGTCGGCGTGCATACGGGTTTGAAATCAAAAAGGATTTTTTCAAGGCGGCACAAGACCAAGTTTTGAGCCGTCCTATTCAAACGAATTTATTCTAATAATATTGAATTATGGACAAACAAATAAAGCCGATAATCGGCACGCACAATTCAATGACGTTTCTCCGTCCTGCGAAGTGGTATGGATGGTTTATGATTCCTTTCGCACGCTGTCAAAAAAAGACAATCATTCAGCAATGGGAAGCAGGGGCGAGAGTTTTCGATTTGCGAATTAAGTTCGACCGATACGGAAACTCACATTTTGCCCACGGACTATATGACTGTGATTTCAACTACAATTTATTTGATGTACTTCAACTAATTAAATTATATTACAGTTACAATGATGTGTATATCCGTTTGATACTTGAAGATACCAAGGCGGAGAATTACCAAGCAGAATTTTTCCGCAAAGCTTGCAAACGCTGCGAAGAGCGGTTCCCGTCCATTCACTTCTTTGGTGGCAACCGCAAGGGCGATTGGAAGAAACTCTACACTTTCAAAGGAGATGTCCCCGATTCGCTCAACAACCAATGGGTATCGTCAATGATGGAGGATGCCCGGTGGTATGAGAAGTTCTTGCCGTTTGCCTATGCACGGAGGTGCAATAAGCGTAATGAGGGAAATGTGAAACCAAAGTTTAATTTATTTGATTTTTTATAATTATGGCAATTATTAAAGGCGATTCGTTGGCGATATACAACCCAACGCCCGGTACAAAAGCAATCGACATACGCCGACAAATGGTTCAGTTGCCCGAGGTTGCCAAATCGTTATCCGGGGTTGAAAAGTTCATTTTCGCTGCCTCAACGAAAATGCAAATTGCCGAGATTGACGATGGCACGTTGGTTGCGAAAACCGGGCAAATGTTCCGGTTCATAGCAATGGACGTTGGATATATAATTCCGACCAATTCAGATGATTGGGCGTACACCTGTACCCGGTTATTGGATATACTCAAAAAATACTATTCGCAAATGACATTAGCGGATATTAAGTTGGCATTCGAGTTGGCAACGACTGGGGAATTGGACGAATTTTTGCCCCGTGACAGTCAAGGGAACCCGGATAAAAAGCATTACCAGCAATTCAACGCCGATTACTTTGCAAAGATACTGGGAGCATATAGGAAAAAACAGAATGAAGTAATTTGGAAAGCATATAAAGCGTTGCCGGAACCCGAAAGAGAGATGACACCGGAGCAAAAGAGATATTACCACAACTGCAGGGAGGCAAGAAACAGAATTGTTTTTCTGCAATACAAATACACTGGGAAAATATCGTTTGAATTTGGCGACGAAATGTTTTTGTATGACTGGTTGTTGAACTTTGGATTTGCTGACGAAGTGGAGGTAGACGAGGGCGACAGAAAACAAGCATTTGCAAAATATATGCACCGTGTGACAATTGGATTGGTAAACCAATATACGGCATTCAATGTCCGGAAAAAGGGAATTGACAGCCCGGAAATTGATTTCATGGCGTACGAAGTTGCCCGGAAAAGGGAAATCATACGAGCGTTTGACCGTATGATTGCAGAGGAAATACAGATTGATAACTATTTGTTTTTTATTTGAATATGAAATTGAAAGTTTTCACGGCATTCAGCGGTTATGATAGTCAATGTATGGCATTAGATAGATTGGGCATTGATTATGAATTGGTTGGATGGTCGGAAATAGATAAGTATGCAATAATGACGCATAATGCAGTTTATCCACAATGGAATGAAAGAAACTTTGGCGATATATCAAAAATAGATTGGGGGAATGTACCTAATTTTGATTTGTTCACGTATTCGTTCCCATGTACAGACATATCCAGTGCGGGGCAACAAAAGGGATTGGAAGAGGGAAGCGGAACAAGAAGCGGGCTTTTGTGGGAGTGCAAAAAGGCTATCGAATTGAAGCGACCAAAATATCTTTTAATGGAGAATGTAAAGGCATTGGCGCAGAAAAAATTTTTACCTTATTTGCACAAATGGCATTCGTTTCTAACTCAAATGGGATATACTAATTTTACGCAAATCCTTAATTCAAAAAACTTTGGGGTTCCTCAAAACAGAGAACGCTTATTTATGGTTAGTATATTAGGGGATGCGTGGTTTGATTTCCCCAAACCTTTTTTATCTGATAAAAGATTAAAACATATATTGGAACAAAATGTCGATGATAATTATTATTTAAGTCAACGTTTCTTGTCGTCATTTATCCGAAAAGTTCAAAAAGAAAATGGAGTTGCGCTTAAGTCTGCATGCGATTGCCCAAATGAACCTTTTATAAAACAATATCCAAGGGGGTTTAACAATGGTTGGGAGTATGATATATGCCCCGCAATCACTACGAGTGGCTGGCAAAATAACAATTTTTTGGTAGAACCAAATGTTCTAATGCCCAAAAGGACAGAATACGGAAAGAAAATGCGTAAGGCATACGAAAGTGGAGATTTCAAGGAAAGTCGGCATAATATGACGATATTAGAACCGAGAAAAGACGGAATAAGTAATACAATTACAACCGTTCAAAAAGATAATCTATTGTATGAGCCTATCAATAATAAATATTTCCGTATAAGAAAACTAACTGAAAAAGAATGTTTTCGTTTAATGGACGTTTCGGATAATGATATATATAAAATACAAAAAGCCAAAATCTGTAAAACGCAACAATATAAAATGGCTGGTAATTCGATCGTTGTAAGTGTGCTGTATTATATATTTAAAAACCTATTTAATTTATAAACATGAAGATTGATTGCATTATAGGAATTGACCCCGGCGCAAATGGGGGCATTGTCAAATGGCGCCCGAATAAAAAAATAACGGCAATAAAAATGCCAAGGGATTTAACAGAATTGCGTAATTATTTGGAATATCTGAAATCCATTTGTTCGCCGATTGTCTTTTTGGAAAAATTGAGCGTGCGCCCCGATGACATTGTGCCTGGTGCCGATGGCGTCAATATGGGCAAACTCTATCGCATACAAAAAATGCTTGCAAATTATGAACAGTTAAAAGCAACCATTGCGGTTTGCGATGTCCCATTCGTTATGGTACACCCTATGAAGTGGCAAAACGAGTTGAAGTTGCGAGCCAAGACGACCCGTAAAAAGGAGGAAAAGAACGAGCGAAAGCGCAGATACAGAGAAATTGCCGGGAATCTATACCCAGAGTTGAAACCGACATTGTGGAATGCTGATGCAACGTTGATAATGCACTTTGGAAGATATATTTTGCGCAACAATCCGGATTGGGTGCGAGAAAATTTGCCCGCCAAAATGTATGAACGCCTTTTTTAGCCTCGTAGAGCGATTTTATTTTATTAAACAATAAAATGTATATGGAAACAGAAAAAGCCTTGCAAATCGAAAATCCGGATAAAATAACGTTGGAAGAGTTTGCAGAGTTGGTAAAACAGATGCGGCACAACCAACGCAGATATTTTGCACAGCGCAGACCGGAAATTTTGGAAACGTGTAAACGATTGGAACATGAAGTTGATGCAATAGTTGCTAAACTGACAGACAAGCAGCTGTGTTTGTTTGATTTAGTATGATTCCGAGATTTTTTTGCTAAAATAAAAGAAAAATATTTGGTAATTAAAAAAATATACATAACTTTGTGCCGTTGAGATACAACGAACCGACCGAGCGGGTCCTCGGTACAAAAAAGAAAAGAAAAATGAAAATACTAAGTTTATTTGATGGAATTAGTTGTGGCATGGTGGCGTTACAGCGTGCCGGAATAGAAGTTGAAAGATATGATGCGTATGAGATAGAAAAAAGCGCAATTGCAATATCTAAAAAGAATTATCCAAATATCTGTCATTGTGGAAATGTCTACGATGCGGACTTTTCAAAATACAATGATTTTGATTTGCTTATTGGTGGCAGTCCGTGTACGTATTGGAGTATTGCAAGAAAAGACAGAGAAACAACAAGTTCGGGTATTGGATTCAATTTGTTTATGCAGTTTGTAAAAGCAAAAGAACAATCGGGATGTACATATTTTTTGTATGAAAATAACAATTCAATAAGCCGTGAAATTAAAGATGAAATTTCAAAATATTTGGGAGTTCAACCGATAATGATAAATTCCGAACTTGTTTCGGCACAGAGTAGAAAACGTTGCTACTGGACTAATATACCAAATGTTACACAGCCAAAAGACAAGGGCATAAAATTGAAAGATATTTTAGAGAATGGATGGGTTGACCGAGAAAAATCATTGTGTTTAACAAGAAGATATGCGGGCTTTACTGGTTCACAATCTTATTTGTGTAGGCGGTATTTTGGTAAAAGCATGGGGCAAGCAAAATTTGTTTCCCAAAAAAAATATATATCAGTAAAAAGTAAATGGAAAGAAAATAAGTATTTTGATTCTGACCAAATCGAAATAGATAAACTTTCAATAACAGAAGTTGAACGACTTCAAACTTTGCCCGATGGATATACTGAATGTGATGGCGTTTCTTATTCTCAAAGGGAAGAGGCTATTGGAAACGGATGGACTGTTGACGTGATAGCGCATATATTAAGAGAATTGAAAAAATAATATTAACCGCCGGGGGCAACCCCGACATAAACCGAGAGTAAAAAATGATAGTTAAGAAATTGGAATTAGTAAACTTTCAAGTAATTAAGGAGTTTAACGCAGATTTTGATGGTAATGTGTATTTCATCACTGGGGACAATGAGTTGGGAAAATCGACCGTATTAAAAGCGATAGGGGCTTTATTGACCGGGAACCGTGATGCAGTATTAAGAAACGGCGAAAGCAAAGGTTTTGCAAAAATGATTGTCGGCGACGATGGCGAGGAATACGAGGTTGAATTGAGGTTTACCAAAGCAAATCCACGTGGCACGTTATCAATAAAATCAAAGGCAACTGGAATGAAAAGCGATAACGTTTCAATGTTGCAGAAGATTTTTGGGTATACAGATTTTGACGCCGTGGAATTTTCTCGCTGGTCGGAAACAGCCGAGGGACGCCGCAAACAAATTGAAGTTGTCAAGGCATTGTTGCCGGAAAATGTACGCAAAAGAATTGCCGAAATTGATACAGAGGTTGCCGGGTTGAAAACAGAGCGTACAGGCGTGAACCGAGATTTGAAAACTTACAAATCCATATCAGACGCAGCCGGACAGGGATTGACAACAGAGGATTTGCAAACGCATGCCAAACCAAAGGACATTACCGAACTAATGCGGGAACAGCAAGAAAACGCCCAATTGATTGAAAAGGCAAAAACCGTACGTTCGGCGTTAGCACAGAGAACGCAGCAGTTGGAAGAAATTCCGGCACGTATGGAAGCCGCCAAAGAATCCTACGAAAAAGCGATTGAGGCGGCAAAAACGGCAATGGCGATGGCGGAACGAACCTACAAAGAAACCGTTGCACAGATTGATGCAGAAAAAGCCGATTTTGAGAAACGCAAAGCAAATGCGGAAAATTGGTTGGCGAAGTATGAGGAAAACAACCCGGAAAAGTTAGATACAGCCGAGCAATTGAAGTTAGCTGAAGAATTTAATAAAAAGGCTGCACAAGTTGCCGATTATCTGACCAAGAAAAAGCAAGCAGACGAAAAGAGAGCAGAAGCCGAAAAGATGGATTCCGACATTGCCAAATTGTCGGCAGAGCGTGAAAAGCTAATTGCGACGTCGAAATTGCCAATTTCCGGGCTATCATTTACGGATGATGGGTTGGTATTGAACGATGTGCCATTTGTTGCTGGAAAGGTTTCAGATTCGCAGATTATGGAAGTTGCCGCAAAACTTATCATTGCAAGCAACCCAACCGTCAAAGTGTTCCGCATAGCGAGGGGCGAAAGTTTAGGCGAAAAGAGGTTGCAAGCAATTATTGATATTGCCCAAAAGAACGGTTTCCAAGGATTCATTGAAGAAGTAAAGAGAGGGCAAGACGATTTGATTATCGAAGAATATACAGATGCGCAACCCTAACTTTATATGCGTTTTCGGGTACACATTCGATGAATATGTACCCGAAAACGCAAAATCGGGTACACGTTATGTTGAGTTAACTGGGGCGTCGGTTCCCCGGCGTCCCTTAAACAAAAAAAGTTGACTAAGAAAAGAAAGACAATGAAAACGTTGAAAGAAAAGATTGATTTTGCTATTAAACTGATTCAATCAGCAGAAGCAAAAGCAAAACAAGTCGGGCAACCAATAGAAGTTTGTTATAGCGGCGGAAAGGATTCTGACGTTATTTTGGAACTCGTAAGAATGGCAAAAGTAGAATATAGGGCGATATATAAAAATACAACGATAGACCCGCCTGGCACAATAAAACATTGCAAGGAAAGAGGAGTTGAAATAATGAGACCTAAATATTCATTCGGGCAAATAATACAGAAAACATGGTTCCCGTCAAGATATAGAAGAATATGTTGTGAATACTTAAAAGAGTATAAAATACTTGATTATGCAATTTTAGGCATAAGAAGCGAAGAAAGTAATAAAAGAAAAGAACGTTACAAAGAGCCGGAGCAATGCAGAGTTTTCAACCAAAAAGAAAAAACAAAGCAATATTTTCCTATATTAAATTGGACGAAAAAAGATATTGAAGATTTTGTAAAAGAAAGGAATATAAAATTACACCCATTGTATTATGATGACAAAGGTAATTTTATTTCTGAAAGGCGTTTAGGTTGCATGTGTTGCCCGTTAGCAAGTAGAAAAAATAGGATATTAGATTTTATGAAATATCCTAATATGATAAAATACTATATCAATAACGGACAAAAATATTTAGATAAACATCCGAAAAGCAAAATAAATGAATATTTCAAGGATGTTTATGAATGGTTCTTTTTTTCATTATATCATGATTCTATTGCAGAATTTAATGAGTTTATGAAAGAAAATATATTTGGAGAAAAGTTTGATTGTAAAAGATTTCTTTCACAAAGGTTTAACGTAAAGTTTGGAGATAATGAAAAAAAGAGAGATGACAGCAACGGGCATAGTTAACAACAATGGCGGTTTGCAAATGTATATGGGTGAATTGAATCAGTTCTTTTCTATGCACAAAGGAAGCCGCATAATTGCACGTTTTATCGTTGCGTCACCCGGTTCGTCGGAGGCGTTGAAAGGGTATTATTTTAATTGCGTGGTACCAACGTTCCGGTCGGCTATATGGGAAGCTGGGGAGCGTCTGACAGAGGAACAAACAGAACGCCGATTACGTGAGTTGTCCCCAGTTATGTATGTTGAGCGTGTCAACGAGAAAACCGGGAAATATACCTACGAATTGCGTACCGTGGCGGAATTGTCTAACGCCGAGTTAATCGATCATATCGAAACACTTAAACAGATTGCCGCCGAGGTATACAATACATATATTGATGACCCACGCTTAATATGAGTTATTAATTAGAAGCTCGTTAGAAAAGAAAGAATAAAAATAAAAATCAGAAAATAATATGAAAAAAGAAACATTCACAGACAGCAAAGGAAATGAGATGAACGACATTTTGAAAGATGTTTTGACGTTTGATTGCGAAACAACCGGATTGCCAGCCAAGGGCGCAAAATGGGACGTTGATTTTGCAGAATTTCCAAACATCGTGCAATTGGCATGGTCGGTAAACGAAAAGGAACGTTCATATATCATACAGCCGGAGGGGTGGGAAATTCCGGAAGCCTCAATTGAGATACACGGAATTACAGCAGAGAGAGCAAACGCCGAGGGTGTCCCATTTGCTGACATTATAGACGAATTTTTGGAGGATTGCAAAAATGCTCGTCTATTGGTTGGGCATAATATCTACTTTGACACGTCAATTGTAAAAGCAATGATATTGCGCATTATGGGGCGTGAATATTACGACGCAAAGGCGGATGACGCATTGTTCAAGGGCAAACGAATTGATACGATGATGAAAACGATTAAATTTGTAGGTGCGTTGTATGCAAATGGACGTCCGGGGAAATATCCGAAATTGGAGGAACTTTATAACAAGTGTTTTCCCGGCGAAACATTCCCAGCACATGATGCTTTGGAGGACGTAAAGGCATTATGCCGATGCGTCCCTAAATTGGTTGAATTGGGGATTATCGAGTTGAAGCAAAAGGAATACCCGGCGGAGCAATTGAAGTTGGAACAAGAACCAGCAAAAACAAAGATGGTAAAACGTGCTATTGGGTTTCACGACCCAACCCCGGCTTTATCCTCGGTTGTTGATGCGAAACCGGAAAGTAAAGTGAAACAGATGTTGAACGAAACGGAATTTTAAGCATGGAAGAAAAGAAATTTTGTATTGATTGCGTTGATTACCCGGTTTGTATGTTGTCCGGGCGATGCGCTGACGATGAACCGTGTGACGATTACAAAGAAGATACCGACCCGGCGGAACCGGGAAACGATTAAATATTTATTCTTATGAGCGAAAAAACAAATGTCATGCCAGTTCCTACGAAAGAAAAGTTTTCACTCTCAAAAGTGAAATTGTTGAAAGATGGCGGATTAGATGTTCACTTTGAGGTAACGGAAGTTGTCGGAAACGAGAGCTACACAAACAAGTATCACGTATTGAGCGCAAAGGACATACACCTGGATTTGCGAAAATTGTTCAAAGACCTTTGCCCGATTATGGGGCGTGTGTTCAATATCACGTCTTTCAAAAGCATGATTGCAACCCCGGATTTTAAGGCGACCAAAAAACAAATAGAAATTGCCGATTCTTTCGCAAACGAATGTTTGGGAAACATTGAAGTAAGGGGCGTTTCTTTGTCGGGGCAAGATGATAATGTAGGCGTCGTTCTCACTGGATTGTTTACCGTATCAAACAATCAGAAAACCGCAATCAACACCCCACGTATGAAATACGCCGTTGAAACGTTCGGTTTTGAGGAAGAGTTGGAAAACATTGTGTGCGACATTGAAAACGAGGTTTACGAATTTCTGTTTGATGGGAAGAGGGCGCAAATGGATTTGTTCGGGGCTGATGGAGAACCCAACCCGTTAGTTTTCGGAAATGATGCAGACAACGAAAATGATATGTTCCCGGAGATGGAAGACCCAGCAGACGATATGTAATGGAGTCAATATTGTTGACCGAGCGTTGCGAATATGAATATTGCGTCGCTCGTGGCTACGAGCCGTTATTGGATATTCGTAACTTTCGGTTAGATATTCGGTTGCGTGTTGAGATACAACGGGAATTGTTCGGGCATTACGTTTTAGGACGTGGCGACATTCTCGTTGCCAACCAACGGTTTTTCCGGTGGGTTTGGGAGCATAAGCCACACAGATGCGAGGAAACGTTACGACCTTTGCACAATTTTTCGGCAACGTATTGTTCCCATATTTTACCCCGTGGAGCTTATCCGGAAATGGCGCATGACCCTCGGAATATCAATATACTTTGCTTTGAGATGCACAACCGTTGGGAGAATGGCGACCGTGAGAAAATGCGAATATATCCGGGTAACGTCCGGATTATTGAATTGCTTAAAAACGAATATGAAAGTTTGAGAAGATGAGGACGAAAAAAAGGATAGTAGATTACGGGGCGATTTCTCGCCGCTCAATCAAAAGTGATTTCAGACGAGTACAAACATACTCGGAAAGGGAGAAACGCCCACAAATTGAAAATCCGCCCGAAATAAATGCAGAAAGACGAGTTTTGTTTGTTGGCGAAAATTCAAGCTATTATAAACTGCGTTCTTTCCTTGTTGGTAAATTGGTTCGGCTGGTTGAAGAATCAAGCGTCGGCGGCTGGGTTTGCGAGTTCGTACATGAGGACGACCGTAAAGCGATAAATAATGCCGCCGGATGGTCGGACTGTAAGAAGCAATATTTATTGGACTGCGTAAAATTCAAGTGATGAAAATAAAACCAAAAACCGGATATAAAATTGTGGTATACACGTTCGTGACGTTGACGGTTGCGTCTTATATGTGGGCGGTGTATAGTATCATTAGGTGGCTAATCTAAAACATTAAATTATGAGTGTAAACAAGGTTATTTTGATGGGGTATACCGGAAAAGACCCCAACGTCAAAACGTTTGATAATGGCGGAGTTGTCGCACAATTCACGTTGGCAACAACCAAAAGAGGATTCAAGACAAAAGACGGCAAAGAAATTCAGGAACGTACCGAGTGGCACAATATAGTATTGTCAAATGGTTTGGCAAAGATAGCCAGCCAGTACGTTAAAAAGGGCGATAAATTATACATTGAGGGGGAATTGAGAACCCGCAGTTATGATAACAACGGCGTTAAACATTTTATTTCCGAGGTTTACGGGCATGATATGGAGATGTTGACGCCAAAGAAAGACGGACAAAGCGTGGGACGGCAAGGCGCAGTTCCAACGCCACCAACGCCAAATCCGGATGATTTGCCGTTTTGAAAATGATATTTGAAATTTAAATGAAAATCCCAGCGGGTTCCCGTCTGATTGGCACCAGGACAAAAGGAAATAAGATTATTGTGGCTTGTGAGTTTATGCCGCCGAAACAACTGGAATCGGAGCCAAAACGACCAATTGGTTATGCAGTTAGCCCGCTGGGAATAATAAAAAAGAAAAATAATATGCAGTACAGCAACAAGGATTACAACCCGGAAAAGCACGACCGATGGCATGCGTTGACCGTAAAGCAGCCATACGCTAATTGCTTGGTAACGGAGGCTTACAAGGACGAAAACGGTATTGTTTACGGGGAAAAGTCAATTGAAGTTCGGAGCAAAAACACGTCATACCGTGGAGACCTGTTGATATGTTCCGCAGCGTCCCCGGCTTATCCGGGAATGGAAAGCGGCGTTACGTTGGGTTTGGTTGAATTGTACGACGTTAAGCCGATAAAAGAGTTCACGCCTGAGGATTGGGAAAACACCCGGATTCCAAAGGAAAAGAGGGCGAAAATAACAAAGGGTTTCGGATGGATGATGCGCAACCCAAGACGTGTTATTGAAATGCCAATAAAGGGGCAGTTGGGTATTTACAATTTGGTTTATACGAAGTACGCAATAATACAATACCCCCGGAAAATGGTAATTGACAAAAAAAGTTGGGAACAGATAAAAAAACAGATAGAGAAATGAAAACAATCGGATTTTATATTGAACGTATTGGGTTTTATTTTTATATGCAAAGTTTGAGGAAGTATAAGCAGTTCTATTTGATGCCCGGAGTTATGGTTTGGGGCGTAAAAGGACATGGTTTTGATTTTGAAATCACATTTCTTTGCTTTGCCGTTGGCGTTCGACTGGCATGGATAAAATCCAAAAGAAATCATTAACTTTGTGATGAAAACATTAAAAATGTGAGCGATGAAAGAAATAACAAAGATATTGCCATTGAACGAGGCGGCAAAGATACAGACAGCCGCAGGCGAATATGATTGCACAATTACAGAACTGGCGGTAATAGGCGGAGGAAAAGCGAGAATTGCAATTTCCGGGACGGAGGAAAATTTGGAATCCTTGCTTAATTCAATTACTGATGAGGACAAAGAAACCGCAACCGTTTGAACCGGGTAGGCAATATGACCCCGGCGAACGTTCTGTTTACCGAGATTCTATTGTCGTTGCAGAAACATGGTTTACCTCAACAAAACGAATTGTTGAAAAGTTCGGAATGTCTCTGTATAGATGCGGATGTTGTGCAATCAAGAAAGAGGATTGCCCGGCTGTTGGGTTGAGATGCCATTGCACCAGCCGAACAGATGGAAAGACGATATATTTTAGATTTGTACGTTTTATTAAAAATAGCAGAAATGGGAAAAAATATTGATTCAATCAAACCCCATTTGATGCGGAAACACCCGCACAAGGAACCGGAAAGTCCAGTTTGTGGGAATTGCAGTAACTTTGAAAATGAAGATGCGGAGGGCGGCGGATTTTGCAACGAGCATAACAGAATGAGGCATTGCAGTTGTATTGCGTGTAATCAATGGCAGGAAAGACAGACCGCCGAGGAATACAAACAATTTGAATGACGTTTTAATACAATACAATAATGGCGAATATCAAGGAGTTGAAAGAAACAATTGAAAAAGCGATAATTGAATTTTCAAAGGAAAACGAAGTTGATAATATGAACGTTCATGTTACAATACAGAAGAAAATAAAATGTAATATGGTAGGTTCAGTTTTGGATAGTTGGTTAGAGGCAGAAACAGAAATAAACATAAAATAATATGAAAAAGGATTTTATCAAAGAATTAGCCGAATTGATTAATAAACACAGTTTGGAAAAAGAAATGGGAGATACACCGGACTATATTTTAGCCCAAGTTTGCGTTGGTGCGATGGCGGTATTTTCGGAAGCGATCGCCCGTCGTGATGAATGGCACGGATTCAGAAAGGCAGACGAAAAGAACGCAGCGGACGCAAAAAGGGATGATTGCAATATTTGCAAAGACCGTTTCAAATGCGCCGATTACATGAGAACGCAGTCAATTTCAAGTCTGATTCAGCGTTGCAAGACCACAAAAGACAGAGAGGAAAAAGCGGCGATTGCCGGATTGCTTAAACAGATAAATGCCGATGCGTCCGTGGAGTCGGAAACGGATATTATAGAGGCTGTGAAAGAAGTTGCCGAGATGTTGGGAAAGGTTTTGGGCGCACGTGTTGAGATACGACGCATTGAGGTACCCGAAAAGAAACCCATAATCAGAAAGAAGCCAAGAAGAAGCCAAGAAAGGAGGGTGAAATGAAAAACCCATTGAAGAACAGAGTGATTGCAATGTTGGATAGATTGAAAGAGCCAACGGCGGTTTGACAAGCAGAAAACGCCCCTGAATTTCAACCGGGGCTTTGCCGCATATAGACGGAAAGTAAAACGAGCTAAAATTAGCCCCATACAACGATGATAATTCTAAAGACGATAAAAGTATCAAGGAACAAACAAAACTCGCTCAAAACGAAAATTACCCGAAAATAACGAGCAAAGGGAAAGCGATGTTTTAAGAGAGATGCAAAGTAAAAATGGCTTTACTATTATAAAAGGTTTGAAAAAAATGGAAGCGAGTAAAAGACAAAGAGGTAGACGCCCGAAAATGTGCAAACGTACAAAAGACCAAAGGGAGTTTGATTTGGCGTTTTGTTCGAATCTGTTTTTACGTGGGTACACGTATAGGGAGATCTCGGAAAGGCTGAATGAGGAAAACGCACGGCGTGGCGTGGGGTATACCATAACAAAACAAATGGTATACTGGGATATGCAACAATTGCTAATTGAGTGGAAACGTGAACGTATGGAAAATATAGACGATTACGTGACACAAGAATTGCGAAAGTTGGATAAAATGGAGGTCGAATTGTGGGAGGCATGGGAACGTTCAAAGACCGGGAAATTGCGAGAAAAAAGCAGACGAAACGCAAAGCCCCGGAAAGTGCTGGAAGATGGCGACAACCCGGAATATTATGGTTACGAGGAAGCCACCACGGAAACGTCCGCCGGAAATCCCCGATTTTTGGATTTGCTTTTGAACGTGCAGCAACGCCGGGCAAAGATGTTGGGATTTGATGCGCCGATAAAAGTGGATATACCGGGATTGAGTGAAAATATAAATAGCGATGCACCGAAATATGATGTCGCCGCAATACCAGAGGATTTATTGTTTGCAGTTGCGGACAAATTACAATCGGCGGAGTACAAACGAGTATTGGAAGAAAAGGGGGTAACGGATGGCGATGCGTAAGAAAACGGCAAGTCCGGCAAAGGAACAGGAGTATAAGAATGAAATATGCGACAATTGCGAGTTGGCGACATGGGTAACGCATTTGCACCAGCATATAGACCACTGCGGGAAACCTATTTGTTTGACGTGTCCGAACAAAACGTATTTAATTGTACGGGGTTGTAAGGCGTGCCGATGTTTTGTAAAGAGAAAGGAGAAAAAGCAATGAATAATGAGGAATTGTTGAGAATGTACGCCGCCATTAAAAGCAATCCGGGCGAAATAGTGAAAGAGGCGGCACGGCATAGGCTGATAAACTTTGCTCGGTATATGCAAACAGATTTGACTTTGAAGCCGTTCCACGTCGTCTACTATACTTTATTGGATATGTTCGCACACGGGAAAATACGAAAAATGATTGTGCAAATGCCGCCCCAGCATGGGAAAAGCGAGGGTTCAAGCCGAAAATTACCCGCTTTTATGTTAGGAATGAACCCGGACACAAAAATTTGTATTGGTTCATACGCCGCCACAATCGCACGGGATTTTAACCGGGACGTCCAACGCATTATCGACACGCCTCGGTATCGTGAATTATTCCCCGGAACATACTTAAACAGGTCGAACGTCGTAACGATGTCGAATACCTATTTGCGCAATTCCGATGTTATCGAAATGGTCGGGCGTAAGGGGTCGTTGCGCGTCGTCGGGCGTGGCGGTTCGCTAACGTCAAAAACTGTTGATGTTTCCATATTGGACGATGTTTATAAAGATTATGCCGAGGGTAACAGCCCGATTGTACGTAATGCGGCGTGGAAATGGTACACGACCGTTGTACGCACCCGTTTACACAATGATAGTCAGGAATTGATTGTATTTACCCGTTGGCATGACGATGATTTGATAGGGCGTATTGAAAAGAGCGGGGAAACGATTATTGATGTTACGTATTGGGCGGACTTGCAGAACGTGCCGCCGGGGGCGTGGGTGCGCATAAACTTTGAGGGGTTGAAAACCGGAGAACCAACAGAGATTGACCCAAGGGAATCAGGGGCGGCGTTGTGGGATAAACGACACAGCCGGGCGAAATTGGAGGGACAAAGAGCATTAGACCCAGTGCAGTTCCAATGCTTGTATCAAGGGAACCCCGGAAGCGCAGAGGGTAGATTGTACCGAAACCCATTCCGTACATACGTTGACAAATCAGAATGGGGAATATATGTGCGTAGTGGAAATTATACCGATGTGGCGGATGAGGGCGACGACTATACGTTTTCGGCGTCTTATGACGTATACAAATCCGGCAATGAAGCATGGAACGAGCAAAAGAAAAGGTTTGAGCCAATATTGTATGCCTTAATTACCGATATGGTTTACACCCAAGAAAACACAGATGTAACAGCCGTTACCGTCCCAGCCATGATTAACCGGAATGGTACACAAAAAGCATGGGTTGAAAGCAATAATGGAGGTTCGGGATTTGAAAAGTTGATAAGGAAAAAGATAAAAGCGATTTCAGAACCATTTTATCAAGGTGCCAACAAGGAAAGCCGAATTGTAACAAATTCGGCAAGCGTCAACGCCCAAATTATAATGCCGTTGGGCTGGGAAGAGCGTTTCCCAAAGATATACGAACACGTAACCGGATTTTTGCGAGATTTCTCGGCAAATGAACACGACGACATAGAGGACGGTTTGACCGGGATATATGAAAAGGAGATTGCAGACGGAAATATACTTCCATACGCACACGCAATCCGAGGCGTAAAAAGGCGGAACTGACAAAATATTTTATGATTACTTTCACGGGGTTGCATTCTGTGCAACCCTTTTTTAGTTAAACATGTCGTTGATTTTGTGCGTTTTAGTTTGATATGCAAAAACTTTGCATTAAATTTGCAATGAGTAATGGGGCAAAGGGTTAGCCCGAAAAGGTAATAATGAGGTTTTAATATTAAAAATTTAAGATTATGGCTATTTGTAAATGCCCGGCAGCAGCAGCGTTGCCAAACATTCCAAATTTCACATGTGCCGAGAGTTTCGGACAGATTCAAAAAGTAGCGTTTCAACGTCTGTATAAAAGTGCGGGCGGAAAAAACTCATTTACAACAGATGCCGGGATAGGCAAATTGGCATCGTGGTCGCCGTTGTTGGCAGCGGAGGACGACACGAAAATTGTCATTTCGCCGTATATCCAAGCACCGACAGCAGAAGCGGGCGCACCTCGTACGTTCGGCGGAGGAAATGAAACGTTGGGCGGTATAGAAGAAATTATTGGTCGTGAACCAACACCGTTTACCGGAGTTATACGAAAAATGCCGCAATCATTGATTAAGGCATTGAAAGAATTGCAGTGCGAAAGCGATTCGCAGAATTTGGGCGTTTATCTGTTTGACGAAAACGGTTCAATTGGAGCATTGCAAGACCCGACAACGGCAACAACGTATTATCCGATTCCAATTCGTTCTTTGTTCATTGGGGATAAGACTTTGGGCGGACTGGAGGCACCGGATAGCAACGCAGTACAATGGTCGTTCTTGCCCAACTGGTCGGACGATTTGGCTATTTTGACACCGGAGGATTTCAACCCGTTAACAGACTTGAAAAATGCAGCAGGATAAGACAACGAAAGTGTTGTTGGAGTGCAAGGCATTGAACGCAACACGTGAATTTGATGTATCGCACGCCGAAAGGTTGTTGAGGATGCAGAAAAACGGCGGATGGCAGTTGCCGGAAAACTCGAAATTTGAATTTAGCAAAGAAAATGGGCTTAGATATAAGAGAAATAAAAAAGCAGATAGCGGAACCACGGAATAGAATGGCGATAAGTAGGGCGATTTACCACCAAAACCGCATACGATTCCATGCGGAAAAGGCGTTGACGCCGTACATTACGCAACCCGTGACCGATTTTCTATCTTATGTCTCAAACCTTATCCCCGCAGACAAATTTAAAGTGTTCAAAACATTGTTCCGTTACCCCGTCAAGACAAACGAGGTAACGGGCGTTTGTTTTGATAAGTTGAGCCGCATTTTTGACGGTCGTAACCCAGCGTTCAATTATCAGTTCATGAACAGCGAGCAAAGGGACGATTGGGAGTATTACAGACAGAACGTATTGAAAGAACCCGAAATATGGAGTACCAAGGGATGGGAGTATTTTAAAACCGAAATAAACAGCATATTAATTGTTGATTTGCCAAAGGAGCAATCCGCCGGCGATAATTACCCGGAACCATACTTTTATTGGTTGCCAATTGAGCACGTCATTTCATACGACGCTGACAAGACAACGGGCGTCATGCGTTGGATAATATTTCGCCAGGACGACAACCGTATTGCCGTAATAGATGATGAACGATACCGGGTGTTTACCGAGGAAAAAGGCAATATTGGCGAATTGCTGATTGATAGCCCGCATGATTTGGGATATTGCCCAGCTCGGTTTTTTTGGGATGAACCATTAAGTTTGAGAGAACCGGACGTCAAGGCGTCCCCTTTGACAGACGAGTTGGAAAGTTTAGACTGGTTCCTTTTTTATCATTTGTCAAAGAAAAATTTGGATATGTACGGGGCTTACCCGATTTATTCCGGATATGAACAAAGTTGCGATTTCACGAACGGCGAAAACGGCGATTATTGCGACGGCGGATTTTTGAAAGACAAACAAGGCTTTTATAAATTAGACCAAGCAGGTTTGTTGATGCGTTGCCCGAAATGTGGCGACAAGCGTATTGTTGGTGTTGGTTCGTTCGTGGAAATACCTATTCCGGACGACGACAAACAGCCGGATTTGCGAAACCCGGTGCAAGTGTTGACCGTTGACCGCAATAGTTTGGATTATAACGTTGACGAGGAGGAACGATTGCGGACAAACATAATTACGGCGGTCGTCGGTACTAATGAAGAAATAACAACACGAGACGCATTGAACGAGCAGCAAATTAAAGCCAATTTTGAAAGCCAAAGCACTGTATTAAACCGAGTGAAAAAAGGCTTTGAGGCGGCGCAGAAGTTTGTTGATGAAACGGTTTGCCGATTGCGCTATGGCGATATGTTCGTGTCTGCAAAAATTAATTATGGCACCGAGTTTTATTTGTCCGATGCAACCCAGTTGCGAGAACGTTATAAGCTGGCGAAAGAGAGCGGAGCAAGCGAGGGGGAATTGGATGCGCTACACAATCAGATTATCGAAACGGAGTACAGACACGACCCGATACAGAAGCAACGTATGCTCGTGTTGGCAGAACTGGAGCCGTACCGACATTTGACACGTTCCGAGGTGATGGAGTTGTACGAGAAACAGCTAATTACGGAGGAAGAATTGCGCATTAAGTTGAATTTCGCTAATTTTGTGCGGAGGTTTGAGCGAGAAAATACAAACATTTTGGAATTTGGAAACCAAATACCTTTTTCCAAGAAAATTGAAGTAATAACAAAAAAATTTTATGATTATGCGAGTGAAAGCTGAAAAGGAGGGTAGAACAAAGGACATCGGATTGCTGGACGTTACCCCGGAAAATTTCATTGTGCCGAAAGGCGAAGAACATTTTTACCATTGTCGTATTGAGGTTGTGAAATTCAACCAAGAAACGGGCGTCAGAATTTCACGACCACGTATGCAAGTTTTTGGCAAAAAGTTTTTTGAGACGTTCGGATTGCACAATTTGCGAAAAATGGGCTATAGAGTTGACATTATGCACGACCCGAACGTGTGGGCGGCGGCGAACAAAGAAAAGATTGAAGCCAGCAAACAAGCACAGGCAGAAGCAGCAGCAGAGGCAGAAGCGGCAGCAAAGGCGGCAGAACGTGAGCAAATGAAAGCCGAAATTATTGCAGAACTGACAGCCACCGGAGTTATACCAGCAGAACCAAAGAAAGCCGGACGAAAACCAAAAGCCGAAAAAACAGCAGAGGAAGCGGCAGGAGATAGCCCGGAAAACAACGAGAATGTTTAACCATTAAAAATTACGAATATGGCACAGATTGCACAGCAGGACAATTTGGTTATTGAGGTAGCCACAACCGCCGCAGCATTGGACGGCGACACAAAGAAAAAGTTGATTGAATGTATTAAGGGCGGAACTATTACCGATGTCATTTTGGTAACAAAAGAGGTTGAAAATAAAATCAGCCATGCACGTGTTGTTAGTTGGTTGGTTGACACAAGCGAGGATTCCCCAAAATACACAATTGATATTGTTAACGCAAACAGCGGAGCAGTAGAAGCGGTAGCACTTAATTAATTCAAAGGGTAAGAATATTATGTTGACGAGAGAAATTTTAATTGCAAATGCGGCTTTGTCGGGATTGTCTGACGAACAGATTACAGCGATAACAACATTGTCGCAAAATGACGAAAACAGCGTTATTGCCAAGAAAACGGGCGAAATTTACGGGGCTTTGGATGCCGATATTTTGGCGGTTTCCGGTATCGCTAAGAATGGTGTTGAAAAAACGTATGATTACGCAAAACGGGTGATGGGGGAGATGAAAACAAAAGCCGATGGCGCAACTGGGTTGCAAACGCAGATTGATTCATTGACCAAGGAAAAAGCCCGTTTGGAAAAGGCAATTGCCGATGGTGCGGCAGATGCGGAAACCGTGAAAGCATTGAAGCAGGCAAAAGCGGATTTGCAGAACGTGACAACGCAGTACACCGAGTTGACAACCAAGTATGAGGCAGAAAAGGCAAACCACGAGAAAGAGTTGTTCGGGGAGAGAATTAACAACGCATTGCAGACAGCCGCCGCCGGGCTTAAATTCAAAGCCGGATTCCCGGAAAGTGTGACAAAGGTCATTTTGGCGCAGGCGACCGAAAAAGTAAAAGGAATGAACCCGGAATATATAGACGACGGAAACGGCGGAAAGGTTTTGGCGTTCAAAGATGCAAGCGGCGCAATTATGCGCAACCCGAACAATCAGTTGAACCCATTCACGCCCGCCGAGTTGCTGACAAAAGAATTGGAAACGATGGGAGTGTTGGAACAGCAAAGAAAACAGCAAGGCAGCGGCACGGGTTCGCCCACAGGCGGTGCCGGAGGCGGCGGAATTACTTTGGATGTAAGCGGAGCCAAAACGCAATCAGAGGCGTACGAACTTATTACGAAACAATTGATGGCGCAGGGCAAAACTGTAGGCTCCAAAGAGTTTGACGAAGCCATGAGAAAGGTTTGGCAGGAAAACAGTATCAACAAATTGCCGGAGAGATAACCGGGTAATGGGTAAACCCGCATTGATAACAAATTTAAATAAAAAAAACTATGAGTTTAATTGCAACAAGATTACAGAATTGGCGAGTAGAAAACCCGGAATTAGACCGAAATATGACTCGCCCGTGTGAGTATGGCGCATTAGATTTTTTCATTGAACAGACTAATGCCGGAAATTCCATTTTGTCCCCACAATTGCGTGAACGTGCGTTTGCCTCAATCGGCAATACAGTACAGATTCCGGTTATCAATTACGATGGCGACGTTGCGGTTAGCAACGTTCGGACGTGTGTTATCCCGGATGATGAAAACACGTCCGCACTGTATACCGTGGTTTGGGCGACATATTCCATCGGCTTCACAATGGTTCCCCGCTTGTATATGAACAACGAAATTTCGTATGACCACGATTTCAACCGCAAAATGGAAAAGGTTTGCAGAGCGTTTGCAAATGCGTTAGACCAAGCCGCCGTTGCAGCGTTGGAGGCAGGGAAAACCCAAGTGCTGAAAGACAAGTTGAATTACAATTTCGCTGGAAATGTTATTGAGGTTCCAACGCCGATGGCAACCGAAATAATGGGCGATGTCAACCCAATTATGCGTGCTAATTGTTATCCCGGTTTGGTTCACGTTGTAGGTAACGCCGGAATTGATAGCATTATCAGAAAGTTGGCACAGCACGGTATCTACAATGACGTGAACAAGCGCATGGAGTACGAAAACAAAGTGTTCCATTACTCAAATAACGTTGTCAACGAGGTTGGCAAAAACGGTACATTCTTTGCCATAGAGGATGGCAACGTTGGTGTTTTGACCCGTGTCGACCGTGAGGCGTTGAACCGCACACGTGCGAATTTCCACGAATGGGACGTTGTACGTTTGCCGTACATTGATTTGCCCGTTGGTTCGCACTATTATACCGCCGTTGGCGACCAGTCACAGACAGCAGGCGCAGCAAGTGACGACATGACGTGCAACGTAAAAGAATATTTCGGATTCAGCGCAGACGTTGCGTTTATAATTGCATACAATAGCGACCCGACAACCGTTGCAAATCCGATTATCAAAGCGCAGATTGCAGCACGTGCGGAAAATGTGCCATTGGGGACGCCCGTATATGTTACAAATTCGCAGGATTCGCCGATTTACACACAGACCGTTTAATTTCGGCTTCAAGATTAACAACAAGGGGGCGGGGAAAATCCCCCGTCCCTTTTTTAATTATCAGTAATTATGTATAGGATTAAAGAAATACAAGACGCATTATTACACGTAGTCGGCTGGGAACAATCATTCGACCCAGCAAAGGCAATTGACAATTATATGACTAAAACGGAAAGCGGGTTGTATTTCCAAGGTGCGCACCCGCTTTTGACGTTGGATAATATGGAGGGTATTATGCCGGATAATTGGGGGTTGCAATACCCGGAATGGAATATGATATCGCCGTACAAAGCGGGGCAGAAAGTAAGCCATAATGGTATTGTTTGGATTGCTAAAATTGACAACACCAGTGAGGAACCAACGGCAAGCGATTTTAATAATGATTACAGCCGGGAGGATTACGGAAACCCATATTGGAAACCGCATAATATGTTAACGGACTTTTTGGAGAGAATGACCCGGAACGGAATTGCAACCGCAATACAGACGTTCACGCAGATTAAGCAGTTAGACAAAGAAACACGCAATTTGTTGGAGCGAAAAACGTTCTTTGATGGTGCCGGACGCATACGAGCGACACTGCAAAACAATCATAAGTTGGTAGGTTTTGAAATTGTCCCGGTCCGTGCAATGGGAGTGACGGCGAAAATTGAAAAGATAGGTTTGCAAATGACGGGGGGAACTGGGGTTGTCCGGATGTATTTGTTTCATTCGTCGCAGACAGACCCAATAAAGACGTTTGATTTGAATTTTACCGTTACAAATGGCGGTTTTCAGTGGTTCCCATTAACTGATTGCTATTTGCCGTATATAAGCGACAAGAACAACGCCGGGGGGTCGTGGTTTCTTTGTTATAATCAAGACGAATTACCCGCCGGAATGGAAGCGATTAACGTGTCAAAGGATTGGAGCCGGGAGCCGTGCGGAACGTGCAACATGGGTTCCGTTGAGGTTTGGCGAGAATTGACAAAGTATTTGCAAGTAACGCCGTTTATGTACCATGCGCCGGGAACGTTCGCAGAATATCCGGAATTATGGGACGTTGCGCAAACCTTATACACGAGAACACAGAATTACGGGTTGAATTGCGAAATTACAATTGGATGCGATTTGACCGATTTTGTCATTTCGCAAAGGGCGATTTTCCAAACAGTGATACAACGGCAAGTTGCCGCAATTGCGTTACGCACGTTAGCTATGAACCCGAATGTAAGAGTCAATCGTAACCAGTCAAACGCAAGCCGCACAGAGATTCTGTATGAGTTGGACGGAAACACGTCCGGCGTCAGACCGGGCGGGTTGGGGTATGACTTAAAAAAGGCGTATGAGGCATTACGGATTGATACGCAAGGATTAGACCGCATTTGTTTGAGTTGTAACAACAGAGGCGTGAAATACAGAACCGTGTAATTATATAATTCAAAGGGAAAATTGTATATAATTTCATGCAAAAATTGTATTTATGAAAAAGATAACCGATTTGCGGAAAAGGGTTGCGGATTTCAACGAGGCTTTGACGTCCGGGCGGCTGATGCAGGATATTATATGGAATAATGACGCTTATATCGTTGATATGAACGCCGAGGAACAATTGTTCGAAAGGGGTATCAATCGCTTAGGCGTGGAAATTATGGATTATGCGCCATATAGCCCAGTGACAATTGAAATTAAGGAAGCATTGGGGCAGCCGACAAACCGGGTTACGTTAAGGGATGAGGGCGATTTTGAAAGTAGCTTTTTTTTGGAAGTTGGCGACAAACAATTTGAAATAAAGGCGTCCGATTTCAAGACAGAGGATTTAATAAAGAAATACGGGCGTCAGATATTAGGATTGACGGACGAAAATATTGCCATACTGATATGGCAATACATATATCCGGATTTAATGGACGAAGCAAAAAAACAAATTTATGGCAAATAAGGTAAAAGCCCCAGTTGTTGAGAACCCGGAATTGTTAGACCGAATTATTGGAAGCATGCAAAACGGATTGGTTGATAATTTGCCGTGGCTGGATTATGCGTTTGGCAGGGCGGAGAGGCTTGTTAAAATGAACGCAAACCAAAAACGCTATTATACGCCAAACGTGTATTCCGGGAAAAACGAATATATGGAAGTATGTCCCGATGCGGGTGTCGGTAATTTCTGTTTCTTTTGGGTTGACGACCCGCAAAATATCAGTTGGGAACCAGGAGTTAATATTGGCATAAGAACGGCGTTTTCAATTATCTTTTGGTTTGATTACAGAAAGATATACAACGATGCGAGTTCACGCAACAAAGAGGATTTGAAGCGGCAAATATTGGACGTTTTGAACGGCGGTTTTTTGGTGCGAAATGGAAGTTACCGAATTAACAAAGTGTACGAATTGGCGGAAAATATATACCGTGGCTTTTCGTTGGATGAAATAGAAAACCAATTTTTAATGCACCCTTTCGGCGGATTCCGGTTTGAGGGCGAATTGAGTATTAGCGAAACGTGTAAATTATAAGAGTATGGAACAATTTATTTATTACATCATTCTTGTCGCATTGATAGCGGCATTTGTATTGACTTTGTTACGCAAATGGGGTGTAATTGAATGGGTACAAGTTCATGGGAACGAATTTTTCGCAAAGATGTTCAATTGCGATTTTTGTTTGTCGTGGTGGGCGTGTATTCTGATTTGCTTTTTTGCGTTAGTGTTGACTGGAAACCCCGTATATTTGGGCGTTCCCTTTTGTAGTACAATGATAACACGTATTTTGTTATGAAGACTGTACAGATAAAAGGGATGAGCGTTGAAATATACGATTCAATCGAGGATTTGCCAATTCTGCGATTCCACAAGTACAATAAAATGTTATTGGTTGACGCTGGGGTTGGTTCCGATTTGGCAGACTTTGACCGCCATATTGAAAAGGCGATAAGATATGCAGCCAGCACGACGCCAAATTTGGCGATTGCGGAATTGCAGAATTTGCGCCAAAATGTGTATTTCGTTCAATCGGAGATTTCCCCCCGGTATTTGGCTTTTGCCGTATTGGTAAAATCTGTAAACGGTACGCCGTCAAATGATTTGTCCGATGACGGATTGCAGAAAACAATCAATCTTTTTTCAGATGTCCCACATTCAGAGATAACCGCCCAACTGGATGCGGTTAAAAAAAAAATAGACGATGAGTTGCGTTTGTATTTCCCCCGGTTGTTTGACGATGCAACGTTGAAAGAGTATTACGACAAATTGAAACAGAGGACGATTGCTATATTGCGCACAATCATAGATGGTCGGGCAACCGAGGCGGATGCAAAAGAGATTGATGACATGACGGCGGAGTTGATAACGTATTTCAACCCACAAGAATTTACTGGGTCGGATGGCGTGGAAATTAAGCATGACAGACAATTTGAAAATATGTGTTTGATTTTGTCCCAAAATTTGCACGTTGACCCGAAAAAATTTACCGTTTTGGAATATTACAACGCTTTTGAATACATTAAGGAGCAAGCGAAAAAAGCAAGCAGACAGAAAAAGCCAAAATAATGCGATTTAAGGCGTTTTATTTTTCAGACGATAATTTATATATTTGAGAAAAGAAAATTTATTGTAGGGCAAATTGCCCGAGAATAACAAAACAATAGTCGTATGGCAGATAATAACAACCCAATTAAATATTCTGATTTGGTAAGTCCCGATAATTCAATTACTGATTTGATAAAGCAATTGGATGAACTTTCAGACACATACACAAATGCGTTGAAAAATATTAGGACGGAGGCAATTCAGTTGGCGGCGGTTCTGCAAAGGGTTTCCGGAGCGACCGAGGACGGCAGAAATACAACTAAAAAAGCCGCAGACGATGCGGAACGTTTGGCACGTGCGCAACGTGATTTGTCATTCTCCGAAAGCGAGAATGCGAAGAAGTTGGCGGAGTTGAAACTGGCACAGCAAGAAGCCAACCAAATAAACAAACTTGTTGTCAAAATCAATCAGTCAGCGGAGGGCAGTTATAATAAGCTGTCGGCGCAATATTCGCTGAATAAAATCTATCTGAACAATATGACAAAAGCCGAGCGAGAAAATACCGAGGAGGGGCGCAAGTTAGTTGCACAGACACGGGACATGTACGAAGAAATGAAGCGTTTGCAGGAGGCGACCGGGAAATATCAATTGAACGTTGGTAACTATACAGAAGCGTCCAACGCCATAATTGCGTATGGCGATAAATTGAAACAAACGTTGGGACTAAATAATTCATTCGGCGAAAGCCTTTTGGCATTAGGGCGTGGCGGCACGGAAAGCAAAGAAGTGTTTACAGCAATTGGCGATGGGGCAAAGGCATTGGGGAAAACTTTGTTGGGTTTGCTTTCAAATCCCGTATTTTTGGCAATTGCCGGGATTGCGGCGGCTGGTGCAGCGTTCAAGTGGTGGTATGATTACAACGCCGGATTAGTTGAGGCAACAAGGCTGACGCAACAATTTACCGGGAAAAGCGGCGATGATTTGAAAGCGTTTAGAAACGAGGTGCAAGCCGTTTCAGATTCGTTCGGCGCAGATTTCCAAGAAACACTGATTGCAACAAACGCATTGTCAAAACAGTTTGGTATTTCTACGAATGAGGCGTTGGAATTGGTTAAAGATGGTTTTGTGTCCGGAGCAGATGCGAACGGGGAATTTTTAGACACGTTGAAAGAATACCCGGCATATTTTAAGGAGGCGGGAATATCGGCAGACCAGTTTGTTGCCATTGTCGCCCAAACAAACAAAATGGGTATCTTCTCCGACAAGGGCGTTGACGCAATCAAGGAGGCGAATTTGCGTTTGCGTGAAATGACGACGGCGACGGCGGCGGCTTTGGACGGTATCGGCATTTCGTCGGATCAAGTCCAAAAAGATTTGCAGACTGGAACCAAAACAACGTTTGATGTCATACAAGATGTTTCCGCGAAATTGGCAGAATTGCCGGATAATGCGGCAACGGTCGGGACTGCAATTGCAGACATATTCGGGGGTCCTGGAGAGGACGCTGGATTGCAGTATTTGCGTACACTCAAGGATATATCAACAAATATGGATGATGTTAAAGGGAAAGCTGGAGTTTTGGGGCAATTGCAAGATGAACAATTGCAAAGCCAAATCGAGTTACAAAACGCATTGTCCGGGTTGTTTGATGCCACCGGAGGAAATTTTGAAACGTTGACAACGAAAGCAAAGGTTTTTGTCAACCAAGGATTGACGGCGATAATAAAAGGGGTTATTGGTGTTATCAACTATTTTATAGAGCTATACAACGAAAGTGTTTTGATACGTGCAATTTGGAATGGGATTGTTGCCGGATTCAAAACGGCATTTGATTCGTTGGGAAATCTGTTTGGGTTCTTTATTGATATAGTCAAAGCAACAGGGACCGCATTAAAGGGTGCGTTCACGTTGAATTTTGACGACGTGAAAAAAGGATTGGCGGGGTATGCAGCGGCATACGGAAATTTGGTCAAAGCCCAAGTTAAAGACATGACAGAAAATTTCAAAGAGGGGTTAGAGGGCATGCAAAAGAAAATAAAACCGTTAACAATCCCGGTTTCTGTCGGAGATGTTGCAACGCCCAAAACAGACCAGCCCGTGACGACGCAGAACCCAACCGTAACGAGGGGTAGGAACAAAACGAGAAAGACAGCAGGACAGCAGACAAAGCAGATTGAAGCGGCATATAGAAAGAATTTGGAGGCAACCCGAAAATTGCAAGATGCACAATTGCAGTTGGAAACCGACGAATGGGCAAAGCGTCGGAAACAAACGCAATATCAGTATACACGGCAGATTGAGGATTTGCAACACCAATTACAGACCGAAAAGGATTTGAGCGAAACCGGGAGAGAGGCGATAAACGCAACGATTACGGCGTTAGAACAACAGCAGACAAAGGCGTTGTTGAAAATAGAGCAAGAACGGCAGTTGCAGGAATTGGCATTGCAGAAAAATGGCATTGAATTACGCTTGCAAGCGGTTAAGCAAGGAAGCGAGCAAGAACGACAATTGCGAATGCAGTTATTAGAGAATGAGAGGCAGACGGCGTTGTTGCAGAATGAGCAAAAGCCGACCGGACAACAGCAGGACGCCGTGGTGATTAGTGCCGGGTTTGACGTTAAAAAAAGCGCAATTGCCGACAATTATTTGCAAGAGCAATTAAAGATGTTTGACCAACAACAAGAGTTGGCGCAATCTGAATTTGATTTGTTGAGAAATTCAGAAGCCCGGAAAACCCAATACCGTTTGCAAGCAGAAAAGGAACGTTTGCAAAAGGTTTTAGAATTGAATGAGCAGGCGGCTAATAAATTGTCGGATGTCGAGGTGCGGACAATCCAAAACACAATCAAAAAAATTAACCAAGAAATTGAGCAGTCAAAAGGCGAGGAAAGAGGGAAGGACATATACGGGTTATTCGGCTTGAATTTGGATGACGACCAAAAGCAGGCAATCAATACGTCAATGCAGTACGCATTGGATGCGCTCAATACATTTACGGCGGCACGTATTGCGGCGGCTGATGCGGCAGTTGAACAAGCAGACAAAGAAGTTTCCGCCGCACAATCGGCGTTGGATGCAGAATTGGAAGCAAGGGCAAACGGGTATGCGAATAATGTAGCGCAGGCGCAAAAAGAGTTAGATTTGGCTAAAAAGAACCAAGAAAAGGCGTTGAAAGAACAGCAGAAAGCCCAAAAACAACAAGCAGCCATACAAGCGTTGCAACAAATCGGGAATATGGTATCAGCAACGGCGTTGATTTGGTCGCAATTGGGTTTTCCGTTGGCAATCCCGGCAATTGCCGTAATGTGGGCAAGTTTTGCGGCGTCAAAAATCAAGGCGGCGCAACTGGCTAAACAGACCGGGGAGACTGGGGGGACGGAAACGTACGGCGACGGAACGGTTGAATATTTGTCCGGAGGTTCACACCAAAGCGGAAATGATGTTGATTTAGGCACAAAACCGGATGGCACCCGCAGGCGTGCGGAGGGTGGAGAATTTTTTGCAGTAATAAACAAACGAGGTTCACGGCGTTTCCGAAAATTCATCCCCGATGTTATTAATAGTCTGAACCGAGGAACATTTGCCCAAAAATACCTAAACGCCTACAATCAAGACGGCGTTGTCATATCTGTTACCAACACCACGCAATCAATTGACGACCTTAAAAACGACGTGAGAGAAATTAAGGAGCAGAACAAAAGACGGTATTACAACGACGGGACCGGGAAAGTTGTTGAAGTATATAAAAACCTAAAAAGACGTTATTAACATGAAGAAGTACAGATTCTTTTTTACAAATGCCTTTTGGAATTATGGCTATATAGTCAACAATTCCGGAAATTTTGTTGAATTGGCTAATTGGGCGTATTCTGATTTTATCGGCATTGAACGATATGGGGGGAATATACTATTTTCGTATCTGTCAACAAGCGGAGGTTGTTTTTATGATGCGGATTACAAGTATATAAGCGGATTTGGCGGAAGCGGAACAAACGTTTCGATACCGATACCAAGCGGGGCGAAATACATGCGATGTAATATGCAAATATCGGATATTGCCAACGGCACAGCGTCAGCAGTACAAGCGCATGTTGGCGCAAATATGCTTGAACGGACAGAGTGTTTTCCAATTTATAAAGATGATTTGGCAAAGGATTATGAGTTGGAAACAAACCAAAGATTTTACCGGGCGAAATTGTCCGGTAAAATAACCTTTATTAGAAATGATTGGCAGTATATCAAATTGAAACCGTTTGATAATGTTTTTAATTTGGTTGTTGAAATAACGAATGATTACGGACAAACTTATGAACCTTATTATAAATGCCAGTTCATGAAAACCGATTGCACCTTTAATGATGACGACAAAACCGTTGAAGTACAGCCGGAAACAGTAGACGAATATAATAACGTGTTAGCTGGTTTGGAAAAGGAGTATAATTTGATTGAGTTAGCCCCGGAAATTCAGTTTATAAATATAAAAAAACGTCCTTTGATTCAAATATACGTCCCTGGGGATAGTATCGTTTCTTGTTTTTTGGGCGGTACAAATTGGGAGCAGGACGCAAACGTCGTTACAGACCAAAAAGCCTTAGTTCATACGTATTATTTTACATTGTGTAATGTCTTGAAAGAAATACAAATAACGGGAGATATAAACCCAACCGTAAACGGGTTATATACGGGTAGATTGACAGAGGCAGACGAACCCGGTTCGTTAACGGGTAAATTGTATTCGTCGGATAATAACGATTACTATATTGATGTTTCGCAGGGAAAAATTCAAGGCACCCCATTCGGGGTTGTTTCCGTTGCGATAGTTAGAATTTCAGACGATAAGATTTTATATTCATACGAGAGGCTCACAACTGGAGAGCCTTTTGATATTTTGGAATTTGATATTTTGGCAGTAGATGGAAGTGGCGTAACTGGGGCAGTCCATGCGGATATGAAGAGCTATAACGTATATGCACGGTATTTGTGCGATGTTGACAAAATCGACGACTTGAATACATATCCGATACCAAGCAGTGATATTGTAGACAATAATAGGAATTATCATAGGGCGATAGGGTATGCAATAGATGTTGCATATTTGTCAAACAGATATTCCGACGAACCCACGCCTTACGGGCGTGCTGATAATGATAAATATTTTGTTCCGCCAAATTCTATATACGGACAAAAGTTTTATCCAATTGCACGTTCAATGTGGCGTTATGCGTCATTATGGTTCGGATTTTATATGCTCGATTGGGAAATTGAGAAAAAAGCACGAAAGACATACACGTTGCGTGACACATACAGTTTAGCGTCATGTATAAATGTTTTGTTGCGGCAGTTCGCCCCGGAAATTAAGCATGAGGCAACACCGGAATATAGCCAATTCCTTTATTCGGCGAGCAATCCAATATCAAATTGGACGTTTCGTTTGTTTATAAGCCAAAAAAGTAATATCGTAAACGGAGAATATCAGACCCCGGCGCAAAAGGCACCAATAACATTGCAACAAATTACGAACATGTTGCGTGATACATTCAAATGCTACTGGTATATCGAGGATGGCAAATTTAAGATTGAGCAAATAAAGTGGTTCCTAAATGGCGGTTCTTATAGTTCAATGCCGATTATTGGTTATGATTTGACAGAGTTAGAAAACGTCAGAAATGGGAAAAAATGGGCGTTCGCAACGTCAGAATATTCGTTTGATAAGGTAGATATGGCGGAAAGATTTCAATTTGAATGGATGGACGACGTTACAGAACCTTTTGAGGGATTGCCAATTGAAGTTACATCTAAATATGTAACGGCGGGCAAAATCGAGGAGGTAAACATATCAAATTTTACGTCTGATATTGATTTGATGTTGTTAAACCCCTCCGCAATTAGTCCCGATGGTTTTGCGTTGTTCGCAGCCGTGCAAAACGGTACGACGTGGGAATTACCATTCACAAGCCAAACCATTAATGGGGCAGACTATTATTTGCAAAATGGTTTTTTGGCTTATATCAACATACAGCCTATTTATTGGTTGTATGATATGCCAGCAAAGAATTTGATTATTAATGGGATGGGAAAATATGCAATAAGTATTGAACGGAAGAAAAAACAAACAATTAATTTCCCGGCTGGGAAAACAGAACCAAATCCCATGCAATTAGTTAAAACATTCTTGGGATATGGGCAAGTTGATAAACTTTCAGTAAATTTGTGTAGTAGAAGTATTAAAGCAACGTTGAAATATGATACAGAATAACAACACAAGCGTTTTGCCGTGGTACACGTCAATAGAACAGCAGAACCACCGGAAAAGCTACGCATACGGGCAAATATACCCATTGTTTGCCCCAGCAAACCGATTGTTGCCGTTCCAAATAATAAGGGGAACACGTGAAAATAATGTCACGTCGGTTATCATGTACGATAAGACCGGACAACAAATTGCAGATATAACTTCAAACATGATTGATACCGGATTGCAAGTTGTCCGGTTTCAGTCATTGGGTTATGATGTTATATTATACCCGGCAATATTACCCATGCCATTAAACCAGTTTGACGGAATCTATTATTTGCGGTTATCTGATGGCGTTCAGACATGGTATTCCGAAATGTTTACGGTTGTGCAAGACGTTTCCGGATATTTGAAAATTAATTGGTGGGACATTGAAAATTTAGTATTTGACGCCGGGCAAATAGTGTATAAGAACCCGGCTTTCAAAAATACCTTATATCTTTGCACAGAGTTAGGAAAGCCGGATTATGAATTTGAAGAGGACGGAGAGGAAAGGGATGGTTATTTTTTTCCGGAAAAACAAATATCTGTAAAGACGTTCAAATGTACTATATTGGCACCGGAATACTTATGCGATGTCATGCGCTTTATTCGGATGGCTGATTGTATACATATAACGGATAAATACGGCAGGGAATACGATTGCGATACGTTCCTAATTACCCCAAAATGGCAGACGCAGGGAGATTTGGCGAGCGTGGAAATAGAGTTTACGACGGCAACCGTTGTAAAGAAAATCGGTCGTGGATATTTAGGGGCAGGCGATTTTAACAACGATTATAATAATGATTTTGACAACAATTAAAATGGTAATTTATGGGAAACTATGAACAATTAAAGAAAGCGATTGCCGATGTGATTAAGACCAACGGCAACGAAGAAATTACGGGTGCGATAATGCAGCGGACACTGATAAGCATTGTAAATAACTTGGGTAGCAATGCTCAGTTCGCTGGCGTGGCTGTGCCAAGCACGGTGCCGGAAGATACGGACGGCAGTGTGTTTTATCTCGCCTCCACACAAGGCACATACCCGAACTTCAGCAACATCAACGTCGATGCGTCCGAAATGGCGGTTTTCACTAAGAACACAGCCGGGACGTGGGTTAAGACAAGTTTGCCCATACAACATCCAACCATCAAAAAGCCCTTGTTGATAGGGGGTAATGTAGCCGCCGTTACAAAAGGTACAGGCGTGGTTCTTTCCGTGCCGACACTTAATGCCGACGGCACGGAAACAGCCTCCGAATTGAGCATTGAAGCGGCGACACCGGCAAACAATGGTGCGATGACAAAAGAGCAAGTTAATACATTGAAAGAAGTGGACGACTTCTATACACGTATGACAGATTTTGTTATTGGCGATAATGATGATAGGGCTTTGCTAAACGTTGAAACTACACAGCAAAATAGCATAAATCTGAAATATAAAACACTTGATACCGTCAATGGCAGTAAAGCGGAAAAGACCAAGGTTATTCCGGCAGTTAATCCTGTGAGCGGCTTAGCAGGAGCCGCTGGCATGAACCTTGTACATGACATTCCTTACTTCTTTGATTTTTATAGACCCGGCTTTCCAGCCTTGCCGGACGGTTCGGATATAACCGCGGCACTTATCCCGAAATTCCGAACGAGTTATGACGGATTCGACAACTTATATACCAATGTCCCAGCAATACAGAATAAAGTGTTCGCCAATCCGAAAGCCGGGGACCGTATACTAATAGGCTCATTATCGGGAGGGCCTGTTGGTACTGCGCCACTGTGGGCTACTGTTACAAGTGCGCAACGCATAAGCGGTGTATATTCGGTTACTGTAGAATATGACGGCGATACCTATATTTTTGCTTATAGTACATTTAACGATACGGCAGCATTGAAAGTGCCGTGGAGCAAGGTTTCACCAAAACGAAACGTGTATTCGTCGGATATTATATACGCCAAATCTGACTTATCAGAAGCTGACATAAAAGATCTATTGACACCACGTGCTTATAGAAAGTACAATATAGTATTCCCGGTAAAACCGCAAACAGGCGATTTGGTAGAGGGAACTCATGGAGATGAATCGAGATTTACCACAATTATCGCATTGTGCAACGAAAAGAATCCAACTGAATATACGGACATATTCATTCCGGTGTATGGCGGAGATAATCGGTATTATAGAATAGTATTGAAAAACGACCTTACCAGTGTGCAAAGTTCTGATAGTATCGTGTTTAAAAACTATAGGAGATGTTACAATGGAGAAACACTACTGGCACTTGATACGGTAAAGGCTGAAACAATAGAAAGTTCAATTACGGAGGCGTACATGTACTTTATTGAGAGCACACCCTCAGGATTGACAGCACAGCTCCCTGAAGTGGGTGATTTGATAGAAACACAAGGTGATTTTGTGCCTATCTGTGAGGTTTTACGTAGTGACGATGTTCAACATACGAGATGGTTCTCCAAAGGCAAACTCTATGATGTCGCTGTAAACACAGCATTGACACGTGTACCCGAAGACCC